AATGTAAATAAAATTCATAAAAATATAGACTGAAGTTAACACATTACTTAATTATGAACAAGTTATTAATATATATCACGTGATATATGAACAAACACACTATAATTATGAACATATATGTACAAATCAATATAATTATGTAAATAATCTATGAACATAATTATTAACAATATATTAATATTATGAATAAACTATTAACAATATAAATATTTATACAAAATATTATGAACAAACTGTAAATTATTATCATCAATAATTTATTATCAATAATTTACAACAGAAACTTTATCTTAATTTTAAGCAAATTCACAAAATGTTAAAATTAAAACACCATACCTGTTAATATATGAACAGTATAATATATTCAGAAACAAAGGGAAAAGCAAATACAAACCCCGACCGCTTCGCGTTCATTGAAAACCACATACAGTGTATAAGGCGCGAGCCTTTGCATATACATTAAATTTCCTATAAGGAAGAAAGAGGTAAACTATGAAAATTCAGTACACCTATGAATGCCCCGACTGCCACACGGTTCACCGAATCGACATTGACACGGATGAAATTCTTAAACTTCCCGTAAAGTCGCTATCTGATAGTGAACTCCGCAGGGCGATAGGATTCGAGCGTTCCCGCATTCGTTCCAACCACCCCGACGCTGATTCCGCGCGACTCTCTGAGCTTATGACCGAATACACCGAACGCGGCGGCAAGATACGCGAACGAGTTGCGGAAATTAAAGCATTTGAAGCGCTTAAAAACGGAACGCTTACCGAATGCACATCTGAAGAAATAGCCGACGCTATCCGCCGAATCAAGCGCAAGATTTCGAACGCCGGAAAAGTCAACCCGCCGGAAAGCACCGCGGAGCTTGAAAAAGCGGTTAAACTTCTTGAGCTTGAGCAGGCAAAACGGCGTGTTGCTACAATGATGGCAGAGATTGGAATAGAGGGCTAAACCCCTCTATTCCATTCATAAACATTAAAAGGAGATTAAGAAATGTATAAATTAATTTTGCACAAGTCAGCGCAATGCGGTTTTGACGGTTATTCAAGTGAAAACCATGAGCGCACATTTTATTCATATGAGACGCCGATTTATAGCATATATAAAGAGCGTGATGGCAATTTGACATCATTCCGCATTCAATGCATCAACGCCCCGCGTCATTCAGTCACGACGGCAAAACAAACAACATGGGCACTACAGGAGGAACTGCTAAATCACGATTGCGCGCGCTACGTTCGGCAGTTGCTACAAAAATGTTGTAGAGGCGAGCGGGTTTATATCCTCAGCGATGCGTCAAATGGTATTTGGTGCGTATTCATTGGCGATAGATTACAAAAGACATTCAGCGTATGAACGATAAAGAATATTTAGTTAAAATTTTAGGATTCATTATAGTATTCTTTATAATATTAATGCTCTGCGTTACGTCAATATCCATAACAACAATAATTAGCCTTTAAGTAAATCCTGTGCATAATCACTGAAAGGTTATGCACAGGATGCAGACTTAGTAACAGGATGTTAACAATTCATTCACAAAATGTTCAAAATGTATCAATAAGTTGTTAACATTCTGTCCATATTCTGTTTACACTCTGTTAACAATTTTCTGTTAACAATTTATTCATAATCTATTCACATTTCGTTCATATTTACAATCGCAGGGTAAAATTTCCAATATTATAATCGCAGGGTAAAATCCCAAAAATACAATCGCAGGGTAAAATTCCTACAAAATCTAAAAATAAAAACACAGAAAGAGAGAATCACAAAATGTCAATTCTTAACGTCAATCAGCTTACAATTGCGGGGCACCTTGTAGCTAAGCCCGAAACATTTACTTACGGTTCAAAGAAAGAACAGAAAACAGGCTGTTCGTTTACACTCGCTGTAAATAATAGACAGACTGAGGAAACAACATTCATTCGTTGTTCGGCGTTCGGCGGAACAGCGGACTTCATTACAAAGTATTTTGATAAAGGTTCAGCAGCTTTTGTAAATGGACAGCTTTCAATCAGGTCCGAGAAATCTGACGAAAAAACAAAGAGTGGAAAAGAGATTTACAAAACATATGTTTCATGCATAGTTGACCGCATAGAATTTATAGACGGAAAGGGCAATGACTAATAAATATAATCCGTGTGGGTATCCATGTGGGGAGTGTCAAACTCCCCATGCCCCACGCGCAAAAGACATTAAGCAAGCGCGTGAATCATGCAGCGCATACAACAGATGTACAAAATGGTTGAATTGGTTCAAAGTCGAGTGGGCATTAACAAGGCTATTAGCGGACAGAAGAATAAAGAAAATGGAGGATAAAAAATAATGGATAAAGCGCGTTTAGAGCGCGGAATTAAATATACAATAGAGCATTTTGTGAAATATGATATAGAAGTCGAGAACGTACAACATGAAAACGGTGAAATATTAATAAGGATCAAAAAGACCGATGAATTGATAGCGTTCTATGCAGGTACAGGAACAGTAAAGAGGATATGACATGAAAGGAATTCACAATTTGATAACTGCTATAGAGGCGCGGGGGTTGTAAGCATGGAACTAACACCTCAACAAGAACACATCCTTAGAAACGCGGTAAACAAACATAATAACCGAATCAGACACAGAAACAACAAACTCAAATGGCAAGAAAAGCTTATAACTGTAGAAGCGATAAAAGAAGATTTAGATAAAGGCGAAAAATTTAAAGATTTCAATGACGCTATAGATTATATCAATTACAAAACAAAGACTGTTAGCATAAGAGAAGACAATAGATATCTTGCAACATTTGCCGACCCTAATTCTGACCTTGGCTATTACATTACAGGCGAATTTGATGTTCCACCGTCCAACACTAAAGGCTTTTCTGATTGGTTAGAAAAAGAGTTTGACAAGGCAAAAGACAATGCAAAACTCAATGACAACGAAAAACAGCGCGAGGATGATATAGCTGCATTGGAAGAACGTAAAAATGAAATACTTTCGTACTTAAAAGGGGGTTTCAAATAATGAAGAAAAACGGTTACAAGGTCATTGAGATTTATGTTATAGATGAGTCATACTATATATTATTTAGAACACCCGTGTATCGTTCAATATTCCCAAAACATTCCATACCGATATACGATTACAGCGGTGGTAACGAAGAGGAATGTATGGGGCAATGCGTAAGAACACAAAGACAGATTGAAAGGGGGGTATAAAAAATGTACAACTTTCATTCAGACCGCCTAAAATATCTCATGGAGAAAATAGACCGCGACGGTATAGATAAACTCCATAAGTATGTATTTGTTGACAGCGATTTCTGCACCGCCCCGGCGTCTATTAAGTATCATGACAACGAGGCGGGGGGACTTATAAAACATTCACTTGAAGTCTATGACAAACTCCGCGAATACCGCGATAGACTTTATTTAGAGGATGAAATCCCCGAAGACAGTCTTATAATCACATCTCTTTTTCACGATATATGCAAATGTAATTGTTATGCGCCTGTCATGAAATGGACTAAAGTAGACGGTAAATGGGAACAGTATCAATCCTATGAATGGAACGAAGAAACACCATTCGGCGGTCACGGCTCTAAATCTGTATATATACTTCAATCATTCATACCGCTTAAGATAGAAGAGGCACAAGCAATCAATTGTCATATGGGATTTGCGTCGGAGTATGACAAACGGAATATAAGTGATGTGTTTTCGCATAATCAGCTAGCATTTTATTTGCATATGGCGGATAGTGAAGCTGTATATAGCAAGGGGTGGAATAAATGAAATTTTGGCGTAAATATACGCACGAAACGAAAGCGTTTGTGGCTTATACTTTTGATGAATATAGGGACGTGTCAAGAGATGTAGCGGATAATTATCTTAAATATGAAAGAGTGTGCACGATTTCAACCGTTGACGCATATTATGTAATTGTAAAAACCCCTAAATATAAATCGTCGCACCCCGCATATACAATTCCAATATTTAAGTTGGAAGCCGGAATCGAAACCGATACAAAAGAATGTTTGGATTTGTTTTAAAACATACCTTATGACCAAATATGACGACATACAAAATCGCTGATAAACTGTATACATTAAAAGACTTAACCACCCTTTCGGAATACCTACACGGGCGAAACTGTGCAGGTATTTCTACTATAAAGAAACGGTTACAGCGTGGAGAGACAGACTTAGATGAAATAATCAAACCTAAAGTAAAAGCGTTTACTGAGAGAGATTATTCCCCTATATTCTATGTCGCAGATTTTGAGACATCATCTAATTTAGAAACAAACGAATGCGGGGCATATCTCGCTTGCGTAGTAAAAGCTAATTTTAACAAGGGTCTAACTACACCCGATTCATGGGACATTGTAGAACCATGTTTCGACTGCCGTTATCCGAAAGACCTTGGTGATTATTTTTACACACTTTATAAACAAGCGGAGAAACGTAAAAAGAGAACACTTATATTTTTTCACAACCTTGGTTTTGATTTTTCTTTTGCGCGTAATTGGGAATCTCTTATGAATCATCTTATGATTTCAAAATCATTTTCCGACGGTAGTAATCCATGGAGACTTGCGTTTGGAGACGGTGAAAAAGTATGGCTCGAGATACGATGTTCACTTAAACTTTTGCACCGTTCCGTTGGTTCAATCGGTGACATGATAGGACACCCTAAACTCGGTTATGATTATAATGAATTTCGGCTTCCTACAGATAAACTTGAAAAATACGATTATGAGTATTGTTATAATGATTGCAAAGTAACAGCGTGTGGAATCATGGAAGAATGTAAGAATTGGTTTTGGATTAAAAATATAAAGGACATACCACTCACATTTACTTCATTTACACGTAAGAATAACAAAGCTATTCTATCATCAGAATTGGAAAAAGCATGGAGTAATTACTGTGTTGATACATTTCCCATGAACTTTGACCAATATCAAATTATGCGTGCCGTATATCAGGGCGCTTATACGCACGCAAACACATTCTTCCGCGGTAAGCTATGCACTTTAGTTCATTCATTCGACGTATGTTCGGATTATCCGTCACAGTCAACGCAAATGGATTTTCCCGACACCAACGGAGAATTATATGTAAATGAACCATTGCAAAATCTATGGAGTGGGTTATATGAGGAATGTATAGAATCGTCATTGTTAGACGATGTTGAGGCTATAAAAATGCGTCACGTTCTTGTGTCGGGAAAAATGTTTCACGGTATATTTACGCTAAAAAATATAAAAATTAAAAATTACGGTTATAACTATATGCCCATTATTTCAGCGTCAAAGACTAAATCAAAAGACGGTTTAGGCGAAATAGAATATAATAAAAAATTCCATGGTTATAAGCTGTTAGAAGAAATGGTATCTGAGTATAACCGTCTTATTGATAATGGTAGAATTATCAGCTATGACGAATGCACTATATATGCAACAGAAGTTGACATTGTAAACATCCTAAAAATGTACGAAGTCGATACTATAACAGCAGATTGTTTATTCCTAAATCATGCTAAATCGACGGGTGGTATAAATGAATTAGTTGAACGAAACATTATATATGCAAATATGAAAACCGCGTTGAAAGCCATATCAAACGGTAAACACCCCGATGAAACATTGCTGAACAGTATTCCCAAAAAATGGCTCTCTGACATAAAATCAAATGCCGAGCCTAAGAAGTTAGCGAAACGATATCTCATGCTGTCGAAGAATATGTTCAACGCGCAATACGGAATAGACGCAACACAGCTTGTATTCGGTGATACTCTTATTGACGAGGATTGTATAACATCAAATACAGAATCACTTAGCCGCGAATCATTTGAGCGTTATTATAACGAGACTATGATAAAACTTGGAAAAGAGCGTTCCGACCGAGGTTTGTTTAAGCGTGTTAAATCGTCATACATCGTTGGAATTTACATTACAGCATATGCACGGAGACACCTTGTGTTATTTTCCCATCTTATATTCACAAAAACTCCATATATCATTGTATATTGGGACACCGACAGCACAAAATTGTATCACCCTAATGAATCAGCTGTTACATTTAACAAACTTCTTAATGTGGTATCGAAATTTAATAACGGTGTCATGGAGCGTTGTCAAAAATCTAAACATCCACAGGTACAAGAAAATAAATGGGGTTTAGGTAAATTTGATTACGAAGAAACATATGCGTATTTTACCGCACTCAATTCAAAACGATATATGACATTCGACGGTGAGTTAGACGTAAAAACATCTGGACTTGTACAAGCTACAATGAAAGTATCTGTTGTTCTTGATTATTTATATAAAAATAGTGAATCATGGCTACTTTCATTCAAGGCTCTTATGCGCATTATGTGGAAAACAAATACAATGTTCGACCAAAGTGTTTCGGGGCGTACATATCTCGATAGACAGAACCAAGGAAATTGGTCAGATGAATTTGAGCAATATTGCGGTGCTGTAATTAAAAACACAGATTACGAATTCAAAATGCCTATGAAGAAAGGTTTATTTTGGACAAACGAAAAATCTGCGCATCTTCACTATGACGAAGTATCGGAGTATGTATTTGGTAATAAACTTGACACAGAGCGGACAACTTTTTATATGTTTGACGAGGGGATAGGCATAGTATACTATTTGAATAGTAAAAGAAATATAATGTTCTGCCCTTGTGATATATCAAAATTCAAACATGGTATTTTACTTAGTGATTCCATGTCTGACTTAGCGGAGGATTTGGCGTGAAATATTATGAATTTGACTTAGCCAATTTCCCCAACTGTTCTTATATTTTCTTATTCGGTGGACGTTCATCCGGTAAAAGCACATCGGTCGCAAAATATTTAAAAGACAAATACGACGCTGATAAATCTGAATTTGTAAGAGTATTCCGAAACTATACCGCTATGCGGAGCGCGACTACATGGTTTAGTCTGTTTAACGATGAAACGACCGATATTGTTTTTGACCGTCAAAAATATCTGTATAACGGAGCGCCTTTTGGCTACGGTATTGCACTATCCAACGAGGAAGTCGCGTCTAAAAGCTCTCAATATCCCAATGTCGATACAATTGTATTTGACGAGTTTGTCATGATAGACCCCTATGGATATTATCCGAATGAACCTGAACATTTCATGTCAATTGTATCTACCGTATTCCGAAACAGAAGTGGGACGGTTATATTTATCGGTAACAACATGAATGAAATGTCAAAATATAATCCGTTCTTTCGGTTTTTCGGTTTGGATTGGGAAGCGGTAAATCCAAAATTGGGCGAGACTATATTTTGGAACGCGTCTGGCTTTGAAAATGGAGCGAAATGCGCCATGGAGTTCATTCCCGTTGCATATGAAAACGAAGATGAGATACCCGAAATGCAACGTGTAGCCGGAAACGATGTAGCTACAACGGGTTCATTTAAGAAAGACCCTGAAATTAAACCACAATTATTTAAAGACTACCATTGGATTTATGTTTTTGAGTATAACAAGGTTAAAATGACAATGGGATTTAGTGTCAAGAATCGCTGTTTGCTTATAGGAGAATACCACGGTAAACACGCCCGTAACCGACCGCGAATAAATACCCGCTCGGTTGACACATTCCGGTTTTATAACTCAAAAGCGTTTACTGTTGCTATGGAGCGCATAGGTAATAAATGGGGAACGGCTTACGAAAACGCCCGTGTAAAAGCAGCGTGGTTAGATATAATAAAAGGAGAGGTATAAACCTCTCCTTTTTTAATTATATGGCTCTTTATGCCATCGCGGTGTTTAACACTCGCTCATAATTACGATAAATTCACTGCACCGCTATCTCCCAAAGCAACAACCAATGTGACAGAATCTCCATTTATTTTATTACCAATAAATCTACAAGTTGTAGTGGTTGAACCCGTTCTCTCATAAGTATGTGCTCTAAGGGAAATAAGCTGCCCCGATGCGGTTTCACTGTCATATATCGGTTTATCGTTAGTTATACAGTCTTTCAATATTTTATAACACTCATTACCCGTATATGTTTTAGTACCACATCTTATAATTTTAGCCGCGCGTGTAACCAATATCACACTATTAAAAGCAACGGTATCGGGATAGACCCCACTACTGAAATTCGGCACGCCGTCAGCGGTTACTCTACAATTATGAACATCGGCTATAAGCGCTGAAAACTTTATGTATGCAACATCGTTATAAAGAATAGGACGTATATAAAGTCCTTGGGATGTAACGAAAGTATCAAATTTATACATTCCTATAATCTCTTTATTATCGTTAAAGTAAATTACGTTCGCGTAATTACCCGCGTTAAGCGGATGAGTTATAACGATATCATCCGTAGCCGGACAAACGGGTATAAAATCCGATGTGAATGAATTGGTAATAGACGATGAGAACTCGCCTGTAGTTACATTATACACGCCTGTGGTATATCCGCCGACAGTTACGTTGTCATAAAGCGCGAGGTCTTTAGAACCGTCCATATTGCGCCATGTAATCTTGCGCTTGTATACGGCGTTATCCTCTGTGGTTGTACTTGATATTGTAGTTTTGAAAGATTCGGGCTTGTCAAACCAACTAAAATCCGGTTCACCGTTTACAACAGGCAATGTTTCTATATCTACCATTCCGGTGTCCTCGGTGAGATTTGTTATACTAATCGCGGGTGATATATTGGTATTGAGAGTTACATTTATTCTTATATAATACCCATTAGCTGGTATTGTAAAACTCTCGGGTGAACGAGTACCGGAAGATGAAGACGTTACACGGTTTTTGTTTTTATCGTATACTACTATGTACTGACCACCGTCAACTGTAACGGCGCCACGCGGTTTTCCGAATCCTATAGCATATCTTTTAAGAGGTCTGACGGGTATATATGCAGACACATAAGAACCGTTAGAATACATTTCTAAGCCCGTACTAACGTTGAGTTTGTAATTGAGTTTCGCCCCGCCGCCCCATACGTCCCACATATTAAGACTGTCATGGTCTATGGAATAATCGGGATTCAGCGATATAGAATTAACCAACTCTGTAATCTGAGTTGAAAACGCCTCATACTTAGTTGTCATTTCAGTTTCAAATTCATTTACTAAATTTGTAATTGTAGATTGAAACTGCGACATCGCAGTGTTGGTTTCTTTTTGAAAGCGTGTTATAGCCGTGTTTGTATCAGATTCAAATTTAGTTACTCGCAGTTCGATTTTATCCTCGAATGACTGCATTTTCTGAGTTATATCATTTGTAAAATCCACTATATCTTTACGCAACTCAGCTGCCCAATCCTCATTCTGAGTAAGTGATTCATTAAGCTTTTCTACGACTTTACCGAGCGTCTCGAGATACGAAATCGAATCATCGAACGTAAGCGGAATTACAGGCTGTACCCAAAAATTAAGCGGTGTTATTGCCATTGTATATACCTCTCTTTGTTAAAATATCCCCATAAACAGAGGATTTAATTCATCTATAATCATCATATCGATATTCAGTATTTCAGCTTTTGCCTTAGCGAGGACCTCAGACGGGTAAAGTCTACCGTCATTCCCCGTGAAAATTCTTGCAATGTCAATCGTTCTAAGATTATTATCAGTTGTTTTTTCTTCTGTTGACCCACCGTGAGTGCGCTTGTTTCCGGTTGTCCCGCTGTTACTATTATTTTCAAATGTAACATCAGTCGCATATTTCCCCGTTTGAACATTTTCAAAATTCAACGGTGACATCGGTGTATCGCTGTAAATACGTTGGTTGTTATCGGTATCTGAATGCGTGCCAGCGTCCGTAATAGTACGATTATCGGTTGTATTATTACTTCCATCACCTTTATCATTTATTGTACCTTTTTCAGTTTCCGTTCTATTTACATTCTGAAATACATTCTGTTTTAGAAACTCAACTTGAATGTCATACAACTGATTATAATACGGCATTATCTCATTCATTTTCATGTTAAGGTAATGTTTGAATAACGCAGGTGTTTCAAAACCTATTTCACGGTAGGCATAATGTTTATAGATTTTATCGTTAAGTAACAATCGGTATGATTCTTGGTGCATGGGATAAGTGTCCATGCCTAAATCGTAACCGCTTTTAATCAGCGTTTGGAGTAGGGTCGTGTATTTCGCCATACTGCATACCCCCATTCAAAATCTCATTAATATTACGACGCTCGACAGAAATATTTATTCCGAACATTTTATTAGCTTCTTCACAAGCGCGCTGTCTCGTTATAAGACCAGCTTCTGCCATATACCCGTAGTGTTCGGAATTAACTTCAATTTCTGACGTTTGCACTTGAGCGCGCTTAAAGTCCATTGAATTACCGATTCCGAGATATGTCAATGCCTCATGCCATGTGTTCTTCTTTTCCTCATCAAGTTTATCTGCAAGGTAAGGTGCAGCTGTGTTAAGGACAGACAAGTTTGACAACTCAATATCTTTGTTTGCGTATATAACAGGCATAAAACCGTCGTACTGCATATACATATTTTTCATTGTAAGCAGCTGTTCCTGTTCGCACTGTACAAGAATCGGTGTGCGCTGCGCATGAACGTTCATAATAATAGTGCGCTCTATCTCGGTAAGTTTCTTAGCAAAATATATGAGTATGGGATATGTAGAGCGTTCTATATAGTTATTTCTGATATACACACATTCCTTAGCATCGCGGGGAATGTTTATACCTATACTGTAACAATTGAACCGCGTGGGATTCTCATAAAAATTTATATCTCCCGATGGTGCAACGCGTAAATTGAGTAATCCGTATTCCGAATCTGTAAAACAAGCGCGTGCGTCCTCATTGAGTGTCTTTTCAAGAAATCGCTCATTCATTGTTTCGGGGAGATTATTCCACTTATAGATGGACAACGCCAACAGAACAAGACGCGAAAAATATGTATCAAATATTGTTGTCTGCTCTGTCATTCCTGCTATCCATTCATTGTTCGCCCCTTTGAATCCTACAGGAATTTTTTTATTAGCCATTTAATTCACCTTCAATTTCATACAGGTTTTTCGGGCTCAACCTTTATAATTTCATTGGTATAGTCACCGTAATTTCCGACGTCGTTTATATGCCAAAATGTAACACCCTTATTAAAAATATCCTCTATAAAGCGTAACTCTGTATCAGTCGGAGCGTATGAATTCTGCGCTACGGGTGCTATGGTTATCTCGGTTGTTTTGACGTAATTCCAATTGGTTCTGCCTGTGAGGTTCGGTGTCTTAAACATATTTGTCGCGTAACCATATTTGGAAAGATAATTATCATATTTTTTTACTTCGGATAATGGTGGGCACATATGACGCGCTGTAAATTTCATCATACCATTTTGCGCCGCCCATGTATCATCATATGTCATGTTCATAAGCTGCGACGGCAAATTACTTTTATCTCTAATATTTGCTTTAATTTCCGCTAATTGCATCGCGTCTCGCATTACAGCGCGTCCCATGTCGGTTACTTCTGATGTACCTTGCCGCGCTGCTCCAATTGCTCCCGTAATGCTCGATGGATTTACCAATGCTAAATTAGCGCCCATTGCGCTAAATCCCGATGCTACATCCATTATACCGAATGCATTGTCCGCTATAAGTTTGATTTTAGCGGTTTTAAGTTGCGTCGCGGTAACATTGCGATTCAAAGCTGACCACACAGCGGCGTTATCTTTTGTAAATGGGACTGATATACTACCGTTTAACGACACCGAATTATCCACATTAAAAAATGCATATCCGGCTGTAGCCGCAAATGAATTAGTTATAGCATAATGCCGTGGTATAGCGCGTATTTTTAATTCCACATCTAATGCATATTTTTCATCGATAATAACCTCAACCGCAGTTTGCAATAATTCAGGTCTTAATTCAACTGAATCACCGTTATTTGCGTCAATTACCCACTTGCAAAATGGATAGTGAAATATCTTTCTGTTTTTAGGCTCATACCCAGCTACTGTGATACATGAAAATGAATCGCTTTTGTGAATATCAGCCATCCCGGTTATTATATTCGGGGCATAGTAAATATATCGTTTTATCGTTTCACCGTCGATGAAATCACTTCTTCCGAAATTAACGCTTATATCGGACGCTTTTGTCACTGTACAAACTGATTCTATAAAATCCTTGTTCACAGCGAATAAAGCCGATACGGAATCTATACTCCCGGATGAATTCATTTCCGAAAGAAAAACGTTCAAATCACTTACCGACTTCAAATAAACATATGTGGCGTTCATAGTTATACCATTAAAGACAGCTGAATAAGAATCACTTGTTTTTCTTTCAAATGTAGCAAAAGTTTTAAGCACACCGTCTATTGTACGCGTTTCCAATTTATATATATTATACGGTACATCTGATGTAACAGCTATAAACCCCACTGAACCGCTTGCTGTCGCTGTTGGTGTATAGTCATATGAATATCCAATATAATCCTGCTCATACTTTGATATCGAAATGTCTTCTGTTTCCGTGTTATAAGCGTCGGAATCGTTGTTTGTATGTTCTCTCTCTACAAACGCTGACTTAATATTGAAACAGTCCCACCATGTTGTATATACATCCTGTGTAAAATAAACATAGCAAGCGTTTTGATTGATATATTCTACTCCCGTTATGAAAGCGTAAAACCATTTAAGAGAAAAGTTTTCGTTCATATAACGAATGTAGTTATACTGTTCCATAGCCTCCTTATTAGCGTTCACTTTGATAGCTTGCTTATCGCGAATGTATGTGTAGTTTTGTTCTACCCTCAAAGGGGAGGAGAAATAATTACTCTCCTCCGTCTTTGAGGTGAACAGGCGTACATCTTTATAATCACTTTTCCATGGCACTCTATAGAACGCTATTGTTCCGCTCGGTGTGTACGCCATGATGTTTTACTCCTCTACCATAAGCCTTATAAGTTCTATAAGGTCTTTCATATTTACATATCCATCCTGATTTATGTCGGTCTGCACTTCGTTTACCTTTACATTCCAACCTGACAAAAACCGTGTGAGCGTAACAACATCTTTCATGTTTACAAGGTAATCAGTGTTGGTGTCTCCGATTATATCAACAGCTTCGTTACAGTCCACGGGGTATATTCCACCCTCTGTACCCTTAAAACTATACTGCCATATTTTAAGGTTAGGATATTTCTTCTGAAGACTCTTGTGAGATTTAGTCCCGTCGTCTATAGACGCAAGCCAAAGCGGGAAATTAAGATTATTCTTAAACTGTGTAGCAAGGAAATATTCATTGGCGTAAATATACGCCTTATATCCCGCTCCAATTATAGAATTAAGGAAAAGATTTACTCTGCGAGACAGACCGTCTATATCCCCCATGAGAGATGTATCTTCGACATCGAGTGCTACACCGATGTCTATATTCTCCTTGTAGGGCTTAAGAATCTGAATGAGATACTTAACTTCTTCAAGTGTCTCGGCTTCCGTTCTACCCATGAAGTACCAATAGACACCTATGTAGAATTTCTTTCCCGATATACGCGAACGAAACGCCTTTATATGCTGTTCAAAAAGGGGGTCGGTAAACGGGAAATTATATTCCGCTGTTCTTCCCTGCCCCGCTTTGATTATTACAAAATCATTATCTTTTATAACTCTATCATAGTCGATATTCCGCTGATAAAGCGAAATGTCTATACCACGAAATTTTTTATTCATTTCAGTTTATCTCCTTTATCTACGCTTTCTATATTATTCTGTAACCGCTTCATAAGCGATTTCAGAAATTTGGGGCATGGCGCTCCCATAGACGAAACATTTTCAAGAATAGAAATCAATTCATTGATTATGAACCATGCCATTACAAGTATACAAGAAATCGGGTCATAATTGACGCCAAACTTTCCACTTGTAAGAAATATCAAATAGTCAACCATCATTGCGCAAAATACGACCGCAATGTAAGAGGCTTTTTTCAATATTCCTTTTCTTCCGATTTTAGAAGATACTTCGCTGTTCACATATGCTTTCATAACACCTGTGATATAATCAGCTGTTACGCATATAAGAAAACAAATGAACAATGTAAGAATAAGTTTCATATTTATACCCACCCACCATTCCCTCTCGATTATTAAGATAGTATGCTTATTAAAAGCTCATCGAGCTTATCTTTTTACTTGGAATTATCTACAGTGAACGCGCCGATTATGTCACTGCCAATTTTAAGAACAACCTGTGTTTTCTCTGATGCGGGGGTTGCATTCTTATTATACGTAACCGTGTACTGATTTCCCGACCTATATGTTACAGTCACACCGGATACAGACGCTGCCGACCCATCCTTAGTAGCCGTTGCGGTAACGGTCTGATTATTGGGAATGTTATTACCCATAAGGAAGAGAGAAACAGTATTGTTGAAATCAGACGCGTCTACGATAATATCCGCAGCGGTGTCACTGAGAGTTACAGTGTCCTGTCCGGCGGAAAGCTGTGCGCCGCCCACTTTACCGTCTGCAATTGATGTAAATATTACAGCATTAGCAAGCGGTGATACGCTGTAGGTCTGCCATACATTCCAAAAATATCTCCACTCCATACGCGCCGGATTGTAGAACGAACCTGTCTCGCGGAGAGAATCATAAATCTGGAAGAACCGGCGGTCGCACATAAGCGCATAAACACCATCAATACCAAAATCGTCTACATAGATAACGCGACCCATAAAGTCAGCGCGCTCCATGTTAAACGCAGCTGCGAGTACATCCACATCGATAATAGAAGAAACGGCGGATGAAATAATTATCATCGTTTCCTCGGTAGGGGAGAATGTGATATACGGCTTACCGTCTCCCGATATTTCTGCATAACGGTTAAAGCGCGATGAAGGGAATCTAAAATCAATGTAAGTCTGACGAACCTTACGCATAAACGCTTTTGCGGACGCCTCGTCGGTCGGTTCTGCAACCTGTACAGTTGAGACATAGCCCTTTGCAAGCGCACTGTTTATAGTGTTCTTGAGAAGTGCAAACTCTTCGATGTTATCGCCATTGTAGAGCGAATTAATTACACCCGCAATAAGGTCGTCGAGGTCTTCCCATGAACGGAACGCAAGTTTAAGTTCGTTATTCTGAATACGCGCCTTAAATTGATCTTTACGGTTAAGACGATGAAACGCAACCTTAATATCGGGCTTATCGAAATATCCCGTAAGGTAATCATTTTCGGGGTTGAATTTTTCTGCCTTAGCCGGATTGACCGCGATTTCCTCTACATCAGAACCCATGGGCAGTGCTTTGCGAAGAAACGCGAATTCATTGTTCCACACTCTATTGTGAAGAACGGTGTCAAAAATAATGTTAGGAAGAAGTGTGCAGAATTCATTTCGGATTGCCTGATAATTAATTATAGGGTTTCCGACCTCTGCAATGTTTGTAAGTGTTGCTTCCGGAATGAACGACTGATAATTCTGAGAGCCCGCTGCTCTCACTGCGTTCATAACAGAAACGGCTCTTGCTGCATTTGGCATTTTAATTATAACTCCTTTTATCTATACTCGCCGATTTCGGCGGTGTAATCTTCGGGTGCCTTAGGCGTCTGTTCGGCGGTGTCGGGCGGGTCCGAGGGCTTGGAGCCTATTCGCAAGAACAATTCGTAATTTGCCTGTTTGAGCGAAGTGTTACTGTCTGTCAGTTTAGTTATCTCATTTTGCGCATTTTCAAGATTTGACGATGACTCTGTAAATGCGTCTGTAAGACTAACGAGAATCTGAGAAGTGCGCGCTTCGTCTGCGTCACCTGACGCTAATTCACGCGTTAGACTTGTGTATTCATCTATAGTCATTTAGTAGACCTCCCGTATTATTTGTAAGTAACGAACATTTGTTCGTTTTTCTAACTATATTATAGAACATTTGTTCGGATATGTCAATTGGTAATATGAACAAAATACATATAGTGTATGAACGAAATATTTATGCAATATGAACAGATC